GAGCGAGGTGACGCTGTAAGTGGCAGACGCCGACGCAACGAGACACTGAGCGTTGAAATCCCAGTAAACCGCCTGATTGATCGCGCCGCCCGAAAGCGAAGCAGCAAGCGAAGGATCGCAGGCCACTGCAATGCGAGCATCAGAACCAAACAGGTAGAACGGCACAGTCATGCCGCCCGCGCCAGTAGGCACCGGAGACTGGGGCCAAGTATTCCAAGCAGTCGCCTGATTGAACACCGAAAAACCAACCAGCTTTCCGCTCGCATTGGCCGAAATGGTGGTCCCGCGACCAACCACAACGCCCGTAGAAGCGTCAGTGTTGTAAGAAGGAGTGTTGGCATAAATACCAACGCCGCCCCACATCGGCAAGGTTTCGGAAGTCGCCAGGGTGCCGCCCATCAATTGATAGCGAACAGACGGGTCATCCATGGCAACGCCTTGAACGAGGCCATACGATTGAGTGCTGAAACCACCATAATTGTTGGTGGTAAGCATAGGATTGAAAGAGACAGAGTTTGCCATTGTCAATTAGTTCCCGTTGCGAGGGCGAAAGAAGGGCTTGCTGATCGAACGCGGCGGGGTGCGGAATTCACCCATCCAAACATTCGGCTCACCAACGAACTCAGTGATCATGCGATCAGCAGCGTCACGGCGGCGAATTTCACGCAGTTTGCCAAGCGGAACATCTGTGGGATTTTTCGCCGCAGATGCCGCGTCAGCATAAATGCGCTGTTCAGCGATTTCCAGCACATTCGCGGGAAGATCACGAAGGCTGACACCCTTCCAAGATTCAGAATGCTTCTGAACACCCTTGGCAAGGCGGACGCGATAGGCGTTGACCGATTCACCTTGCAGCGGTGCCGGAGCGCGTTCACCAAAGCCGCCATAAACCGCATCAGCACGAGCCTGATGATCTGCCATCGCAGCATAATCAGAATCAGACATGCTCTTGGGCATGTTGGCAACAGAGGCCGACAAGCGACGGATTTCAGCGGCGATGTGCTTGTTCATCGTTGCCGAATCACTGCGGTGCTTCGCGTCATCATCGTCATCATCCATGCGATGCTTGCGAGCATCTTTGCGGTGCTTCGCGTCATCATCGTCGTCATCATCCATGCGAGCGCGCTTCGCGTCTTTGCGGTGCTTCGCGTCATCATCGTCATCGTCATCATCATTGTGACGCTTCGCATCATCGTCATCATCGTCGTCATCCATGCGAGCGCGCTTCGCGTCTTTGCGGTGCTTCGCGTCATCTTCGCCATCATCATCGTCCATGCGATGCTTGCGCGCGTCTTTGCGATGCTTGCGCGCGTCATCATCGTCATCTTTGCGATGACGCTTGTCCGCCGCGACTTCTTTGGGCTCACCCGGCATTTCTTCCGATTCTTCGTTTTCATCGTCATCCATGCGATGCTTGCTCATTGAGTCCATGCGCTTTTCCATGGAATCAATGCGGCCACAAAGAGCATCAATGCCCTTGAGCAAACGATCCAAATTGCCGCCACCAGCCTCAGAATCAACGCGCTTTTCAGCGCCAGGGACTTCTTTCTCAATTTCGGGCATTTTTAGTTCCTCAATGTGTTCAACAGTAGTTGGTAATTCAACACCAGCCGGGTTGCGTCCTTTATCCCACACGCCTTCTTCGCAGATTGCCAAGTGGTCAAGCAGACTGGGTTTTCCTTCAACAAGAAGCAAAGACCCATCTTCCATCTTCGCCTGCTGATTTCCATCGCTTTTGCGAAACACAACAGCTGGTGAAGTTGAAAGTTGTTTTGACTCCATCGCCCTTGCAGCATCTTCATCATATATCTTTGCGATGCCCCAAACTTCTGCGCCTTTGATGTAAGGCAGGACAATAGTTCCAATAACTCGGTCAGCAAATTCTTCTGTGTCAAGCTTTCCTGCATTGGGATGTTCCCAAATGACTGGTAAACCATTGCAACGATCCAGAAAATGCTGATTGAGATAAAGTTCAGGTTTACGCCAGACATATTCTTTGAGCTTGTGGCGATAAGCAACCCCCGTCCCTGTGATCCGCATAGCGAATAAAGTGACGTTTTCAAATTGTTGCGGACTTACCAATTCTCCATCGCGGATGGCCTGCGCAACATCTAACTCGTCCATGCCCAGACGTGCAAGCGATATTTTCACCCCAGGGTGCAATGGTTCTGGCGGAGTGCCGACTTTGCACCAAGCGAAGGCGGTATGTTCTCCATTCAGTTCAGGATCAAAACGATCTTTGACATGCTGAATGAATGTTGTGTAATCAACTGATTCACCAATGGCTGGTTGCGGATTGATATTTTCTGAAGGGATTGGCGCCTCATTTTCTGAAATGCGCCGCGTCCACAAACGGCGCTCCCCATCTGGCAAAAATCCCAATTCTTCTACGCATTCGCGCTTGGCAGCCTGTTCAGTTGTTTCGTCATCCTCCTGATGCCCACCAGGAAAGCACCAAGCGCCCGGCCAATCGCCGCCAGGGCCACGCTTCAACAAAAGCGTTTCGCCCGCGTCGGTCAGGAACATGATGCCGGCGGCTTTGATCATTCTGGATCGCTTTCTTTATAGGTGCCGTTGCAAATTGATTGTTCAATTTCCCAGGCTTTTTTATCTTCTTCAGAAGATAAATCTTTTGTGCTTTTGAATTTACCGTGCATCACAATAGCATCTGCGTCGGCAAAAAAGCGATCAAATTTTTCATCCATTTTCAACAACTCCTAAATAAGTCACATCCAAGTAATTTTTTCCATCTTTTTGCTCAACCTTATCAATGCGAAAAGATGATTTTTGCGGTAGAACAATTTCTTTTTCCCAGCTGGTTTGACCACGCCTCATAACAATTCCATTTACACCAGCAGGGATTGTAAACCTCAACAGAGTTTTTTCTTCATTTCCAGAACCAGATTCGGCAAAATCATTTGCTACGCTTTGGGCGCGCGAACAAGAAGCGAAATTTTTATGTTCAAACATTCTTCCAACAGCATCATCAGGATTATCAAAACCAGTAAGAGTTTTCAATGATGCTGTGATGCCTCTAAATACAGGAATATTCGCAGGCACAAAAGATTTTTTCATTGCTTTTGAAATATTATCAATCCAGCCTTGAACTTGTGGAGATGGCGGATTTGATGATGGATTAAGCAATGTTTTATTGATCCCTTTGTGGTGTGATCCTTGATATGATTCTATTGATGATATTTCTTTGCTATTGTATTCATTAGCCCAAACGAAATTGGCATAATCTTCCAAAGCCGAACCGACTTTGTGTGTATCGCTATTGTTTGGTTCGTCTCCAAATGAAGAAGAAACCATTGCGTAATATTCTTTTGGAATATTTTTTGTGCTGGCTTTTAGAACAGAAACAATGTCTTTTCCATTTGCATCTTCAAATTCAGTTACAGAATGAATGGAACTTCGTTTGTGCTGTGAAAGTTTTTTGAATTTTGTTTTTTCAGCTTTAGTTTCTGGGGTGTAATGCGCGGCAGCTCCTTTGCTTTCGCTAAAATCAACACCATATTCCTGCTTGAGTTGTTTGATGGCGGTATTGACTGCGTTAACAGACATTCCTGATCCATCAATTTCTGAAAGAGCGCCAATGCTTTTTTCCAATCCCTCTTGCGTCGTATCATTGCCGAATGCCGCAATGATTTCGTTCAGCTTGGCTTCAACCTTTGGTTTGTTTTCTTCTGTTAATTTTGAATAGTTCTCAAAAACAGGATGAAGTGTTTTAATGCAATCATTCGGAAGGGTTGAGAATATGACCGCTTCAAGCATGGCGGGATTTGTAATGATCGCTGAACCTTTGCCAGAAAGGTCTGGCGGAAGCGGCTCATTCATTTGCTCAATCATCGAAAGCAAAGTATCATCAACCTTGCTTTTCTTTGGAAACAATTCTTCATGCAATTCTTGCGCGATTTCTGGCGCCATTGATTGCAGAGTTTTTTCATTTGGCTCTTTCGGCCCGGATTTTAATGGCAGTGGTGGAAGGTTCAATTTGCCGATGTTTACAAGCTTACCAAAAACAGATTTTACAAGACCTGATTTTTCATTTGGCAAACCAAACTTCTCTTGTGCCGCTGAGAAAATGTCTTTTGCAGAATAGGTGCCAGCTTTGATTAAATGCTTGACCATCCCTTGCGCCGTGCCAGCTTTCCCTGCACCCAAAGCCTTTTCATAGGATGCAAGGCCATGTGCGGCAGCGCCTTTGTTCGCCGCGTTTACAAACTTTCCATCATAGTCGCGCGGGTGATCTGCTTCGTTCCATTCTGCGTCGGCGCGCATTCCTATTTCATTCAGGTCTGCCCAGCTGCACAGGTTTTCAATTTTGTGCACAACATTTCTGATGCGCACTTCAGGAAACGCGGGAGAGGATGCGCGCATTGCAGAGCGACGATTTAGAGTCCGTTCAATTCGCTCAATAGTCTGATCAATGCCATTCATCTTCATTTTTCCTGCAACAAGGCTAGCTGTTCTTTGCCTTTGATAGTTAGCATATCTTTTGGGAGATCGCGCAAATTATATATCCAGCGATAGAAACATCTACAGAAAACTTCTTCGCCGGGTGTTGTAATTTCATCAGTATAGCCTGCATCGCCAGCCTTCATCAAACCTTTTTCAATCGCCCAATTCCCGCGCACTGCGTAAACCTGCATGTCGCGCTCTTTGTGATCGCGTCGATAATTGTAATTGAGCTGTTTCCAGTGAGAATGCCATTCACCAGCGATTGCATTGTTATCGCTTGCGAGTATTTCTGATAAACTGGAAACGAATTTGTGCCCTTGATCAATAATCACCCTGCGTTCTTCAAATGGCAGTTGGGCAAGTGATTTTCGCACATTCTTTTTGACATCGTTTTTATCAACGACTTCAGAACCACCAATGGGGATGGACGTTGCCCAACCACTGAAACGCTGAAGTGTCTTTTGGATGGAAGCTTCACGATTGAGTTTGATTAACTGAGATGATGCCATTATGCGCCGGTCAAGTTCAGCCCTTAGTTTTGGCTTCACTTTTTCCAGTGTAAATTTCGCAACACCTGGATGTAGGCTCAACATAACGCCTTTATCCACATATTTTCGATACAGAACATTCAGAGATTTGCGAAGTGTTTGTTCAAGAACATATGGAGCGGTCATATCGCGCGCCGCTGCGATGGAGATTTGCGTCATCCAATAATCAACGCGCTCTTGGCTATCATAGCCGTGCCGAGCCATATCAGCCACTGCGGCGGTCACCACCTCATAGAAGCTCATTCGCTTGCCATTTGGTTTCACTGACCAGTCCTTTCTATTTCCGCATCAATAGATTCAATTTTTAGCGCCACGCGAAGAAAATCCAAAGGCTTTTCACGTAACACGAGCAGCCTATCAACTAGGGCTGCTCGTTTGCTGCGTAGGAGGTCTGCGGACGCCCTGCAAGCGACAATCCTCGCCATCTCATGCATTTCCCCATCGTTATTCATTTGGCTTCTCTAGGCCCACCGGGCGGGCGCAGCGAGGGAGGGGACACCTACCCGCCCGGCAGTGACGCGGTGGCGCAGCAACACCACCGCGCGTCTATAAGCCCTTTGGCTTCATCTCTGGCATTTCTTGCCCAGCGTCTTCACCTTCACCGCTTTGCGGCGGCTCATATTCCTTCAGCGTATCGTAATCAAGAACAAGCGGCTGAGGAAACAAAATGGTGTTTTCGCTGGTTGTATTGATCGCCCATTCGATGACGCGAGCTTTATTTTCAGGATCAAGCAGAGGAATCAAAACTTCCATCATGCTGATAACAGACTTCTGGCGGACTTCTTCGTTTTTGGCATCACTTTCTTCGTCTTTCAGCAACGAAGGCCATTCGCTTTTGAAGCTGTTCTTCCAACGCCAGAACGCCTCTTTGTATCCAATGTCTTTGTATTCAGGAAAATCGTTTTGAATGGTGTTATAAAAATCTTCATTCCAGGCGCGACGCATTACGATGTCGTCAAAATAATCATACAAAGGCTGCATCCAAACTCGGATGCTGTCGATGTAACGAGAGTTGTTCTTTGCGTCTTCCGTCCCTTCGCCAAAACCAGCAACCATCGTTTCATTCTCAAGCATCTTCGCTGGCATATCTGCGGCAGTGGCAATGTTTTTTAGAATGTTGGTGCGAGCATAAGTGCCAGCGCCGTCGATATTCATCAGATTCAAAGAAGCGATATCTTCCGTGATATCAATCGACATTACGTTGTTTGTTTCTGCTTCTTTCAGCAGTTGGCGTTTGACTCCGGCCAATTTCTGCATTGCATTGTCGATGATTGAGCCTGGAGCTTTCATCTTGGCAATGATGAGGCCGACTTTACGCGCCACCATATCGTCAGCAACCATCGTGTTGACGAATGATTTGAGCGGGAATAGAGCGCGCTGATAAACTGATCGACCAACGTAACCAAAAGCAGAAGTGGTGTATTCAATATAGATTGGGCGCTCATTCATCAACACCATTGCGCGGCTGCGATGATATGCAACCCCATTGGCAGAGATGATGGTGTATTTTTGAAAGTCCGCCGCATTTGGGTCTTGATTTAATACAAGCGAACCAGCGGTGTTGAGAGGATCAAGGACATTGAAAAATATTGGCAAGTCGCTCAGTTTTTCAGGCGGGATTTCTTTGTCTGGTGCATATTCTTCCGCCCCAAGAATGATGGAGCCAATGCCATAAATCCGCGCCGTGCTGGCGACTTGAGCAATGAGGTGATCCGCGCCAATCTTTTGCCACTCTTTGTCGAATGCATCCTTCACCCGTTCTTCAGGGCTGTTGGAAATGGTAACAATTCGCTTCTGGCTTTGGGCGACCATAATTGGAGAATCAACCATCTTCCGGCCAAGCGGATGATAGGCATAAATTGCTTTGCAAGTCTGATACGAAACATCACTGCCAGGAATTATTTCATCACATTGCAATAATTGTTGCAACTGATTTCCGAGTTTCGCACCAGTGACGTTGATGGTTGACACTATTTTTCCGCCTTCTTAAGACCGAGCGCGATATGACGATCAAGGTGGGACTCTACCGCATCACTTGCGAGATAAACCGGAATTTGGCCGACCGCAAGCGGTTCAACAAGAACAAGTCCAGATGATTGGATGGCTGCATCCAAAACAACTTGATTGATCTTTACATTGAAACTCAACAATTGATGCAAAAGGCGCGCATTTAGACTTTGCATTAAAAACCCTCCTGATTGCCCAAAGCGATTGCCACCCCATATGTAAAGGCGTCCAGCAAATCATCAGATTGATTCGGCACACCAAGGCGAAAGCCAAAGACTTGCTTTATCATATGATTGGCGCTCACACCTTTATACACAGTGACTTTTTCATGCGCATGGCGAGACAATTTGACTTTCTGCTGGTGTATGTAACCACTCACAGAAATCGCTCGTTCATCTTTTCCAACCGATGTCAATTTGCTGTCAATCTCTTGCACTGGCCAACCGCGCCGACGCCCTTGCTGTAAAAGGATCATGCCAGAGGCTTTGTCTTCAATGAATGCCCCAAGAGAGCCATAGATGGCTTTCAATTCGCGGGCGAACATTTCCAACTTCTCAAACACAGTCGGCAACCAGGATTCAAGCAATGATCCTTCAATCTGTAAGATTTCCCAATCAAGCATAATCAATTTCACTTCGCTGTTGATTGTGCTCAACCAAAAACAGATTGCTGTGCCGTCATTTTTCGATCCAGTTTTTACCGCAGTGTCGATTGTTGCAAAAACAGCATTGCAGATTGGTGGAATGGTAATTGATTGACCGTCAATAAGAACATGCTCAACATCAAAGAATGAAGCGCCAGAAGGCTTTGGATCTTGTTGGTAGAGCGCACCAAATTCACGATCACCAATCGCTTTGCGTATTTTTTCCAGCGCTTCATAATCATATCTTTCCGGCCATAGCGCACCATTGTTTGGGCCAATGGCAGGCATGCGCAGGATTTCCCATTGATCGCCGCCTGTTTTCGCCGCTTCCAAAAGACGCCCAGCCAAATCATCTTCATGCCATCGCGTCATCGTCAATATGACCGCACCGCCCGGCATTAGGCGGGTGTAGGCGGTGGAAACATACCAATTCCAGACGCCCTCACGCACTGTTTCGCTTTCCGCTTCTGCGCGGTCTTTCACAGGGTCGTCAATGTTTAGCAAATCAGCGCCGCGACCAGTGATGGCAGACCCTACGCCAGCAGACACATATGATCCACCTTGATTCGTATGCCAACGATTTTTGGCTTGACTATCTTCCGCCAACCGAACCAAAGGGAACAAAACGCGAAACTCTTTTGACGCGCAAATGTTTCGCACATCTCGCCCAAAATCAGAAGCAAGGTCCGCGCCATAGCTGGCCGAAATGATCTGTTTCTTTGGACTGCGGCCAAGCATCCACGATTCAAGACGTTTGGAAACCAGTTCTGATTTGCCATGCCTTGGCGGAGTGAAAATCATCAGCCGCTTGCATTCACCCCTTTCCACCCGCTCCAGTTTGTCGCAGATGGTCCTGTGCATATCGCCAACGATATAATCAGGCTTTGTGTATTGGGTGAATTTCAATAGCGAGCTTCTGGCTTCAATCCTTCGCGTCAACTCCATCCGTATATTCGATTGCGCCTGCGAGAGCAGCCAATTCCGCGTCGGAATAATCTTCGATGGATCGTCTGACATTGGCGTTCAAATCGACAGAAGACAAGCGAGGGTGCAGATATGGCGCGACTTCTTTGGCGATTGCAGCGGCTTCATTCCATTTCCCTTCATAGGCCCGAATGCCCATTGCTGTGAGCATGACTTGTAGTGGCGTCATATCCCGTATCTCTTTCGGAATATGCGGCATTGTGTTTTCAATTATTTGACGCGTTTCCATTGCGTATTTGTGCGCTTTCCTCAATTTTAGATTATCAGCAACGCCCTTTGGCCGCCCTGCGCCGGGTTGAGCGCCCCCTCTCTGGCCTTTGTTGCCCTGTGCCATTTTACCCTCAAAGATTTATTTCAAGAAAATCTTTCTTTTCCACCACAAACGCAAGTTTCATCTTTACAACCTGCGCAAGAGGAAACTGTTAATTTTGAAAGTCATTCCCATAACGTGAATTTCAACGATTTCTTTTCCACTGGTTGTTACGCGAGCTTTGTTTGACTTCATGAAACCATCCAGGATCATAACATGCTCACCTGTTTTGAAACTGACCTTTCCTTTGTTTTTATCATCAACTGAAAACCAGAGTTTAGACGCCTCACGGATTTCCAGAATTTCTTTGTCTGATATCTCAATCGGTATCCCACCACTGGAAAATCCTTTTGAGCGAGCAATCCAGAAAAACTTTCTTTCATTTTCACCCAAACCCTGATCACAACCCTTCCTGATAAAAAACAAACCAGGGTATGCCGGAGAAACAACAGAAATTGTATTACCGCGTTGGTCTGATGCTCTTGTTTTGGTTACAATTGGGCAATAAGCTTCACCACCATTCCCATTGCATTTTTGCGTCATTTTGAAAGTCAGGTCTGCGGAAGTCATAGCCATCAACCAGGGCATTTTCATCTCCATTTAGGCATTTTCGAGCACAGGTTCCACGTTAAATAAAAATCTCAGGTTTCAAGACTAAGGGGATATTATATATTACTATTAAAACCCCCCCAGAATATAGAATAACGAATAATAAGAACCTGGAACCACTTAACCCTTTGATCCCTCGTCGGCGTCTTTTTCTTTGCAACAATCTTAAAAATGACTGGTATATAAAAAACCGTTATCAACCCGTTCCATTCTGGCCTTCCTTTTCTGTTTTATTGACTGCAACGCCTCGGCCATTGAACATAGAAAATGCCCTTTCCCTTTTGTATCGACAACCAATATCCACACTTTTATTCCAAAGCCCCACATCACCCAACCAACCCTTTTTTGGCTCGGGCGAAGGGTCACTTTCCATTCAAAAACATTCTCTTTTAAGTCAACCTTCCCTGCTTTGAGTTCAAAGGGAATCAGCCTATCTCCAACAACCACCATCGCATCAGGAACGCCAACTGTTCCTCCAGCGGCCTGTTCGATCCAGAAAACCCTTTCACCTGCTTGCTGTTTGAGGAATTTTCTGGCCGCGCTTTCTGTTTTATTGATCATAGGCTATGCTCCATCAATTCCGATGGCTTCATCATCGCATTGCGAATTTCAGCGATTGCCGCCGCTTGATCTTCTGCCCGGCTGGTTAAGTCCCACAACTCATCATTCATTATCACATATTGCAACCGTCCATGAACCTTGATCCTTAGAGGATACGTCCTCAGACCAATCTCCACCATCACCTTGCGCAATTCATAATCCGAATCAAACACCCGTCCTTGAACGGAATGCCTAACCCATTCCACCACATCTTTGATAACCAGCGCCCCTGGCCGATTGCAATCCTTCAAACATTCCGCGAGTGCAGCCGCTTCTTTCTGTGCTTCTGACCTTGAGCCTTCAATCATCTCCTTCTTTCGTTCCGTCATCGGAGCTCGTTCTGAGGGCTGCACATAGTCCCCATATTCTTCTGCCCATGACTTGATGATACTTAGACCACCACCTTCAATCCATTTGCGAAACTCAGTGAATTTTTGCCGAGGCCAAGGCACTTCAGTGATTTCGGGATAAAACCAGCGTCGATCATCATTCTCCATCTTCAGGGCGCGCATAGAATTTGAACACGCGAGAACATGGCACCAGTTTTCAATCGTGTATGGCCGCATATATTTCTGATTGACCGAAACATCCTTATCAGTGATGACTGATTTCAGAGAATGATACGCCTTCCAAGACGCACCAGAATAAATCTCATTGACAATCACCAATCGCTTATTCGCCATCCATTCATTGAACGCCGAATTGCTGATGTCTGTTTCGCTTGGAAATCCAACATTTTGATGCCCAACGAGCGGTGCAAGAATATTTGCGCCCAGCGTCGTCTTGCCAATCCCCTGTCTCTCACTGACCAGCAGCATTCCATATCCCATGCGAATTTCTGGACGTGCAATGATTGTCGCCGCCCACCGCTCAACTTGCTTACGCTCATCAGGGTGAATAAACATATATTCAAGAAATTTCAACCAAGGCTCTGCATTCCCTGGTGTCGATTTAATCTGACCCGGAACATGCAGATTGATTGCCGAAGAACCGCGAAACGTAACCATCAACCCGTCATGATCTGGGCGGTAGCAAATCCGCGCCGAACGCCCCCTGTAAGCCTTCACAATCAGCCGCGAAGTCTCGCTGGCATGGCTGAATGGAGCGAGCATCTTATTCAAAATGCTTTCAGCGCGCATGATCTCTGGCATTTCAGTGCAGACAAAAAGATCAGCTTCTTCCACATACGCCCACATATTCTTGAATGAATCACGCAGAATTGCTGACGGTTTGCCTTTTGGATTGGGAATAAGGTCAGTCGCCCAAGTCGCTGGGTGCAGGCAATCGCGGAATGTTGGGCCGATATAATGCGAGCCACCTTCAGCATCCCCAAAAAGAACATCAGGATATGGGTCTGCCATATCAAAGCTTTTGGGAAACTCATCTGTGAATTGCAGCATAAAGGTGGGAAGTCTCAATTGTTGCGAGATAGCAGGAACCGCAGCCTTCCCCGGCTCATCATTGTCCGCGACGATGTAGGCCCGCTTAATGCCCGCACGGTGAATAACCGCCCAATCCGTCCTATAGGGACTCATCGCGCCCCCGATCCACCCGAGATGCACCGCGCCTTGCATCTCCGCGCCCCAGGGATGGGCTGCTAGGGCCTTCCGCGCTTCCCCTGTCTCTCCGTCCACCATCCACTGCACATGCCTTGCAGCCTTCGCTCCTTCGTGGATAAAGACTGTGGAAGCATCCTTCAGCAGGTGCGCATTGTAGAGCGGCAGCGGACCATCAGGCTCACAAAGCCTCCACTCATCATCATCCCAATACGTCCAAGGCACATAACTTTTTTCACCTTTCGTTTCAATGCGGACTTGCACCATCACAATCTGGTTCGATGCATCGCGGAAGATAAACAAATTCTTTTTTTCCGCCTCAGCGATCATCTTTGGTGGGTTGACGATGCTGTGCAGCAATTTGACTTGGGGCCAAACCGCTGATGCAAATTCATTTTTGATCCCAGCCGCTTCCAAATCAGTCGGATTGCTTTCCGCCCGAGTGCAATTCACCTCACCCGTCTTGCTGAACCGAATGACCGCCAAATCCTTCCAGTATGAACCGGATATCTCCTTCACAACAGCGGTTTTTAGCGATCTGGGTTCAGCACCAATGCGCCGCAAATATGAGGCGACTGTGGGAAGGTCCAAAAGCGATTTGATTTTCATTTCTCAGATAGTCCCCGGCCATTTTTCGTTGCTGATCAATCCCCAAGTGATAGGATGACCGGCGGGAAGTGGTGATGCGCG